ATAAACCACGTTAATGCTCTATTTTCGTCTTTTCCTTCAACTTCAGAAGGAAATTCCATTTTCGATAAAGATATTTCAATATCCCGCAAAATCCTTTGAAAAGTATCCGCATTGTATTCCCTTGGAGCATCTGGAAAACTGTGGTCTAATAGTTTAGCCACTATCTTCTTCCATCTGGTTTAAGTTCTAATCGCGTGTCTCCTAATGTCCATCCAATATCTAAAGTATCACTCTCTATTCTTAAAACTGTTTGACGGGCGCGGGCGCGAGTGAAAGATTGTTGTGTTGTACTTGTGACACTATTAGTTGAATTTGTTGTCAATGAATCACCTGGAAAATTCCTAGTTTTTAAAACATAGTCAACTGTAGCACTTGTGTCCGTACTTATGATTTCAATATCAGGAATAATTTTATTAATAAAACTGAATTGCTCACCATCTCCTATATCAAAATCTCCCGATTCAATATAGGAATTCATGGCAGTTCCATCATCATTCTGTCCATTTTCATGTGAATACACAAGAGTAGCATCAACAGCACGAGGGTTAGTGTGTACCCCTCTATCTATCCAAGCTGTCCGAGACAAGACTCCAATATCCCAAGAACCTTCTGCGTAATTAAATTTTACATATCGATCTATTTCAATAGCACTAGCAGAAACGTAAAACCACATTATTTCATTAAACATTCTATTAGATGCAGCAAAGAACTTGCGAGACTGACCTATATTGACGTCATCAAAAACATATTTAAGTACGCTGCAAGGAACAGCTTGAACTTGACCAGTATATACATAGAAATTTTCTTGATCCATCCAGAAGATTTGATCCCCCACTGTAGTTACAGCATTGGGACTAATTACAGATATATTACTGGCCAAAAGTGAGAAACCAAAAGTAAATGGTGCACCTACAAATCGCATGGCATGAAGGTTTACATCGGTCCAAATTAAGATTTCTTGTCTAGTTTTTTGGGCAGCAATTATTTCAGATCCTGAAGATATTCTTTGTCCACCCGCAGTATTAGTAACTGAAGGAGTCCAATTAACTGGATCTTCTTGGTCAGACCATCTTACTTGTAATAAATCCTGATCAGTCTCTCCTAAAGGATTACAACCAAAAGCAATCACATGTCTATCTGCACCGGAAACAAATATTCTGCGAGTAATTGTTGGGGCATCCGAAGCCCCTGACTGTGCGGAAAGCGCGGTTGCTCTTGCATTTAATCCAAGGGTTTTATCCCAATAATAAGGAGTGCTGTCTAAGGGGCTAAAAATAAGATCCTCACCCCAGTTATCCTGGGACCATAAGCGAAGTTGCTGGGAAGAAGTGATGGCCGACGCGCCACCCCACGTAATAAAATCATTTGCTTCTTTGACAACGGTTGTATCGGCATGAGCCGCTGCCGTGGTACCTCGAACCCCTCTCACGACCCCAGTATCTAAAGTTTGGCTAGTTTTCCCAGTATATTGGATAAGTTCATCTTCAATTAGAATTAAGCCAACAAAAGTAGCTGCGTCCGAGCTAGTATGGGCTGCTATCGTAGTACCATCTGACCCGCGAGTTAGATCGCTCAATGTATTACTTGTTTTATTTCCATAGCGAATTTTCTCACTATTGATGAGAACAGTTCCAATATTAGGAAAGTTAGAAGCATCCGCCAAAGGGACTGTATCACTAATAAGGGTTAAATTAGCTGCGATAGTAGTGGCAGATGTTTCAAAATCTGCTGCACTTGTAAGAACAATGGATGTAGCAGAATCTGAAATAAGACCATTTAAAGTAGTTTGAGAAAAAGTAGCAACAGGACCGCCAAAAAACCCAGCACCAAAACCCGTTCCAGCAACACTAACTGTAAGACCAGAATTAATTTGGTAGTTTGCTATTGGTGTGCCGCCTCCAGAAGTAGAACCTGAAGAAGCACTTCCACCTGTGTCAATAGTATAAGTATTTGAACTAACAACCGTTATTTGATGCTCAGTATTTAATTGTGCCGCTGTTATACCATCCGTAATTGTCGCTCCAGAAAAAGTTACAAAATCAGTGGTAACAGCCCCATGACCAGGATCAGTAACGGTTACTATGCCACTACTAGCAGCCCCCGTAGTAAAAGGATCGGCTGCAAGAGTAACTGTCCGTCGAAGAGGGGTTATGTCATTATAAGCACTTCCTTCTTCTACATAAAACTTGGTGTCCGTTCCAAGTCCCATGTATTTGGCCCCATCTAATGCAGACCAAGAATGAAGGGATCGACCAGTTCCATTAATAGTAGTGGAACTTAAACGAGTCCAACCCCCCATCTTTTCAGGATAACCTTTTCTAAACCGAATTAAATTTGAATCAAACCAACTTCCTTCTGCCCCATAAGAAGTAGATTCTTTGTCAATTCCAGGTTTAAATTGTAATTTTGTCAAGGGCATTAAAATAATCCCTTAATTATTTGGCCTATAAGAAGGAGACCTACTCCCGAAATAATCAACCACGCAATTTTTTCCCAACGTGCCCCATGAACAGTTACTTGACGATGTAATTCTTGCAATTGGAGTCCTGTTTGTGCCCATCTTTCTCCACACTCTTTTTCATGGCGAGCAATTGCCTCTAATGCTTGAGTGGCTCTATCGGCTGCTTCTAAAGCCCTTTCGGTTGGAGATATTCGGGGCATCTAATTCAAAGATTTCATTTAAATGGTGGACCTAAAAACCAAGCTACGAGAGAATAACGAGTACCCTTTGTTACTGGTGCAACTCTATGCTCCATGAATGAAGGAAATACTATAACGGAACCAGTTTCTTTAAGTTCGGGTGTTTGAATCAGTTTTTTCCCATTATATATATTAACAAATTGAAACTTTCCCCCACTAAAATCTTTATTTAATAATATCGACATACTCAGTTTTCGTGCATACCCATTTAAAAATTCACCTTTAGAAGAGTTATAAATAGAAAGATGGTCTGCTCCTCCATCAGTATGCCAATTATAAAAACTTCCTTTCTTATATTTAGTTAACTGAGGAGTTTCTGCTGATTTAATATCGAAACACCAACCAGCCTTGTTATTTGCAGTTTCCATGTATGGAACAATAAGATCATACACCCATTTCTCATTTAACCATTTTATATCGCTTACTCTTGCATTGGTGTCTGACCCAGCAGATTTTTTTATTCCAGTTTTTCTTTCTTCTTCTGTTGTGTCTCCTTTATGTATATCCACCTGTACCTTATCTAAAAATTCACCACCCAATTCTATTATCCTGTTACATGTTATCTCATTTACAGCACTAGTAAAATAATACCATTCGTTAGTTAGTTGCATTAATTTCTAAATTATTCATTGGGTACGATGGTAAATTAATATTATGTTTGGCTGCTTTCTTCCATAACATGAAGTCTTTATCGTACCTGCCTAAAACAATTTCTTCGTGCTTTATCACTGTCCGTTCTATAAGAACTTTGGCTGGCCCCCTAAAGCCAAAAACGGCGCGGCTGTCGTTGTGGTGGAAGCCTGGGTTGTCTATTCCAAGCATGTCCCATATGTCATTAAAGTTATCAAACGTCACCAGTTTGATGTTAGGAAACGGACTAAAGCACGGATATTGAGGAGCAGTATGTTCACCATCAATCGACATTAACCACTCACCATCGTTATCCAGAAGTCTCTTAAATACGGTTAGCTGTAGCTCGTTAGGTATGTCGCAACATTCAGTCCAACTGTACGCTAGAGAACTAGCGTACTTTGAAATAGGATGACGAATTATGCCGTACACTTGGCACTCTTCTGGGACACTTTCTGCGTCTGTTACTGTCCAATTTAGGTCGGACACTAACGCGGCAATCATTGTCCGTGAACCAACCCTATTCACCACGACAAACGCTTTTGTCTGATCTGGACTGATTAACACATCACTCATCTTGGTCTTGCCACCCAACTCAGAGTATCTTCATGCCATACGTACGATGTATCCTGTTTGCCCTCTGGATGGGACATGCTTGGAAAAGGTTCAGGAGCCTCAAACTGATAAGTAGTTTCGTTCAATACCCAACTGTTATAAGGTTTAGGTGGAATAAAAGCATCAGCATCAACATCATAAGTGAAGCCAATACCGGCGAAGTTGTACCGCATATTTCCGTTGTAACTTGTTTGCTTCCAAGTTCCACCAGCGAAGTTATTGCACCAGTTTTCACCGTCTGCTTCATGCTCGTCAGCCACTACGATAACTCGTAAGACAATGTTATTATTATCTAATTCTGCAAAATGCGCCATGTTAATTTCCTTTATGCCGCTTGGAATAGATAAGTAATAATTACAACACCAGAGCCACCAGTACCGCCACCAACGGCACCATTATCACCGCCGCCACCGCCCGATCCTGTGTTGGCTGTCCCTGCTCCAGAAGTAGGGCCGCCCTGGTTCCCACCGGTGCCACCACCACCAGAACCGCCAGCGGCTCCCGTAGTACCGTTCACGCCACCAGCACCTCCGCCTCCCGCTCTGGTTGTTGAAGCACCGTTGATACTAGACGCAAGACCGTTACCACCTGGGCCACCACCACCGGGGCTACTTGTTCCGGCACCACCAGCGGCCCCGGCACCACCTCCGCCGCCGCCGTTATAGGGTGCGCTGTTGTAGCTTGCACCACCATTATAGCCTTGAGCCGCAGTACCTAAACCACCAGCGTCATTGGGGGCATGAACATGCAGTCCCTTACCACCACCAGCGCCGCCAGTAGGGGGAGGTGTGTGTGTGGCAGCAGAACCCTTACCACCAGGGCCGCCGCCTAGGGACGTTTGCGTGGAAAAGACCGAGTTGGTTCCCGCACCCCCGTCTGCCGTGGGGTACGCGGCACCACCGGAACCACCCCCTCCTATCGTGACGGTGTATGAAGTCGCTGTGATTGTCTTCTCAGTGAGTGACGCCGAGTTCTTGCCGGAAGGTTCACTCCCGTAACTGTTTTTGTAACCACCAGCACCACCACCCCCACATCCAGAACCACCACCCCCACCACCTGCGCCGCCAGCAATAACCAAGAAATCACAAACGGCATCTGTGCCGAGCGTGGTGACTTGAAATGTACCAGAACTGGTGAATGTGTGGACCTTGTAGTTACCATTTTCAGTTATAGTACCGCCAGTAGCAACGGTATATAGAGTGCCGGTAAATTCAATAGTATTTATTTTCTCTATATTATCATCAGTTAAGGTATTAACCTTTTCGATGTCAGCTATAGCTATGGTGTTTAATTTTTCAACTTCGTTTGCCATAATCCGCGCTCAATCTATGCGTGTTCAATCACATCCATACTTGGATTCATGTAAACAACGTCAGGGGAAAGGGCTATACCAATAACTACAACAAATGCGCCGTCTGTACTCGGAGCCGTATGAGTCATAGCTCCTGCCGTCTCTGATAGATAAAGAGTAGATCCCGTAGTCCAGGCCCAAGTGTCATCTCGAATAAATCCCTGTAGCAATATCGTTCCCGTCGCCGTATCACTAATCGCCGCGGGTGCTATACCTATTACTCTAGCAGTAGTATATGAACTTGCATCTGCTTCAACCACTTCCTGTGTTGTCGTATGAATACAAACTAAATCAAATGCCGATATTGCTCCACCAGCCAACATTTGTGCTGATAGTCCTGTATAGGTAT